TCGGGTATAGCACCTAAAGCCCTTGTATCGGTAAAATATAAATTTGTAGTACCCTCATTTATATCGTCAGAATCCAAAACAACTACTCCCGTTTGTCCGTTAACAGAATCTACTGCACCGCTAGGAATATCACTTAAAAATGCTATTGTACCATCTTTATCAGGAAATTGAATATTTCTTTCATCGGTTAAATCTGAAATTCTTAAATTAAGATTAGCGTTGTTGTTATTAGAGGAATTTGTAAAAACAATATAAGGCTCTATTCCATCACCTAAATCAGAAACAGCCACATAAACTGCAACTTGATTATCAATAGAAAGAGCTCCAACATATGCTTCATTACTAATTAATTCTATATTGTATGTTAAATCAATTAATTTACCTCCCGATGTAGTTGCAGTAGCCCCATTGTTTAGAGTTTCTTGTAAATCCTGACTTCCACCACCCGCAACAAACTCTAACCCCGTTTCATCGGCTTTAACCGCTACAACTTTTGAGCCTTGACCTGTGTAACTTGCGGGTACGTCGGTTAATTCGATAAACTCGGTAACTCCACTACCTGTAACAGTAACCGTAACTTTACCACTTCCATCATCTGTAACAGTTGCACCATCGAACTCGATTTCTTTAATTTGCGAATAAGCATCTACAATTAAACCGTTAACTATTGGGTTTAATGGGTCGGTATTGTTTAATAAAACACCGCTAACACTTTCAACACCTCCGCCACTAGGAGCCAAACTAGCACGAGTATAAATAACCGGTAACAAAGCCGTTTGTAAATCAGCTACATTTCCGTAAACAGTTCCGTTAAGAGTTATTTCTGAATAGTGAGTGTAATCTACTTTAATATCTTTTCTGTCGTAACAATTAAAAATAGTAATTTGCTCTCCGGCTACGTCGGAAATATAGTTTTTAAAATAAGAAACGCCATCAAGTGAATAACGCTCTGAATTAACCGTTGTTATTGTTCTCATCCTATTCTATTGATATTAAATTTGTTTCGTTTTGTTATGCAAACATTTGCATATAACACATTATTTGTTCTAATTAAATAATCATGTACGGTTAACCAAATATTAAACGCACTTTGTCTATTTGATGTGTAAAGGCTTTTTTTAATTGGATAATCTACCGGCTTAGAATCCTGAGCGTTTAACTTTTCAACTAATCCAAAAGGCGTATCCGTAACCGCCCCAAACATCATATACCTTGCATAAACATAATAAGCAATAACGGCTTTTAAACCATAATTTTGATAAGTAATACCGTTGTAAGTATAAACACCACCATCCATTAAAGTATCGTAATCATCAGTGTTATTCATTAAATCATTAAACAATTTATCCCCCAACAAAGGACGTATATCATCTATTTGAGTTTGAATAATAATATCTTCTAACTTCGCATCGGCTACCGTTTTAGATATTTGTTTAAATAATGCTATATCAGCTCGGTTGACTAATTTGGTTTGTAACATTTGGAATCACTTTAATTGGTTGTCCGTTATAAATTTCCATACTTTTAAAAAGGTCATTTAAAACCATTTCAAACTGTTTTCTTTCCTTTTCGCAATTCTCCCAATATTGGATTTGCATTTGTTTAATTGCCTCTCCTGAGTTGCTAAATATGCCATCACTCGCTTCTATTAATCCTATTGGTAAATTATTAAAAGCTATCAATATATTTTTTCTAACTGAGTTTTCAGTATGTGAGAATATTTTATCATCAACTTTGCTTTCAATATTTACAAATTTAATAGCATCATCTAGTTTTTCATATTCCCATTCCAGCTCAACGTGTAAAGCACCACCCGCATTTTCAGCACCTACGAAATCGTTAATCGTTTTCTTAAAGGCTTGTCTTTCACTCTCTTGCTCTCTAAATTCTCTGTTTAACTCACGAGCTCCATCAACTTCAATAAACTCCTCAATATCTTTATCAATCAAAGGTCTGGTTATAACCATTTGTTTGCCAAAAAAACCTTTTCTTAAAGATACGTTTTTATATATTCCCGCTTGTGGTTCGCTATCACAATCCATTACAACTGCATCAATACGGCTTAAAGGATAGTAGTAATCGGAATCATCATTAACGTATAAAATTTGCCCTTTATAACTATCCCAACCACCCGCTTTTTTAACTTGTGCATTGATAATGTTAGGGTCTAAGTTGAAAACGTCTAAAATCTGAATATCATCTTGTTTTGATTCATCCCATTTTTTAGAAACTAATATTTTACCGTTGTATTCTTTATCGTCTTTTTTACCAATACGACAATCCTTAAACGGTAATAATTCAACTGAGGCAATTTTATAATTTGCGTTTGGCATAACGTGAATAAAAAACCCACGTTGTCTAACTTTGCTATTTGCTAAATCGTCAGCAAAATTATAAAGATTTGTGTTTTTAGTTTTGTTTACAATTAAAGCATCATGTTCAAGCCCAAATCCTTTTCCAATAATGTTTTGAATCATTAAATTAGTAGCGGTCTTTGCTGTAACTGAATTATTAATTAAACGGTCTATTCTCTCAGGATAAACATTATCCTCCCCGTTCCGGTAAACATTTAATTTAGAATCAAAAGTAGTTTTTCTTTTGAAAATATCATCTAATAAAGTAAGTTTCATCTTTAGCTATTGTTTTTTAGTTCTACGAGTGCGTTTAAATTTCGGTGCCTCAGTAGTAGGTTCAACAATAGTTTTAATTTCTGCGGTTGCAGTATCAGGGATGCGGTCAAATGGTTTAGCACCTCTTAAATCGAATAAGAGTTCCGCTAATTCGTCTGTTAATGTAGCGTTAGTTAGAAATACACTACTGCACGGCTCTAACTGAATACCGTTGTATTTTTCTTTCAATCTCCATTGACAATTATTATCTTTTGCTTTCATTTTGATTGTGTATTTTTTTAAGTAACCTTGTAGTTTAGCTTGGCAATTTGCACAAACTTGCTCCTTAAATATTCTAGTATAGTCTTGTAAAAATAGTTTTAAATATCGAGTACCATCGGGAGCCACACCCCCGATGATTTGCTCAATATTATAATCTTCCCACTTATACACTCGCCTGAGCGAATAAGTTATCAAACGCTAGTTTAGTTGTAGCGTAATCAGTTTCTAAAAGGTTATAAGGTAAAGTAGGTTCTTCATAACCCTCCTCGCTACCTAATACTAATAAAATAGTATTATCATTTTCAGCGGAGTTGTTAGTTGCCTCGTTTAATTTTAACCCTACATTGTAGCCTAAAACCTCAAAAGCATCCTCATTATCTTCGCCTTTCCAAAGTTGCTCAACTACAACTACAAACTTAGACCCTAAAGCCATGTCAGCAACTTGTAATTTGTTTTCTACTGATGGATTAAAAACAGTACCGTTAAAAATGTGTGAAACTTTATCTAAGTTCGTATCTTTTGGGACTAAAGCCCAATTTTTACTATTAGTTTGTTTAACACCCGTAAATAAGTAAGCTGTTTTACCGGCTTTTAATTGTAAATTAGTCATTAATAATCGATTTACTCCACTTACAGTAGTAGCGGTTCTATCAATGTCATCGTAATTTATAAGCAACGCGTTAGTAGTTAACCCCGCAATCGGCAAATAGTCGCAATCTAATACGAAATTCGCTGTTATTTTTCCCGTGCAATCTGCCATTTCTTTATGATTTAAAGGTTAATTAATAAGCTACTGATGCCAAATAAGGCTCCATAAATTTAGCATCTAAACCGTAAGCACCATCAATGTAGTTTTGCTTAGTAACTCTATCGTAAAACGCATCTACTGTGCCGAAATCTCCCTCTGATGGAGTACCGATTTTCAAGTTCATAGGAACTGATAAAACCAAACGGTGTGGAATATTCCATTTTGTACCGTTGTTTTGGTAAGCATCTATAAATCTATCCCAAAGTTCAACCATAACCACCTCAACACCTCTGTAACGTAAAACAGACATTCCACCCTCGTTAGTTTGGGTAAACCCCCCCGTGTTTTGAGTAGCTTCTAAATCGTTTACAAGTCCATCATAAAGACTTCTTGTAACCATAAATTTAGCACCCGCCATACCTCTTAAACGGCTATCGGCTTTATTCCATGCTGATTTGAATACTGCAATAGCATCTCCACTAGCTAAGGCTTGTAAAGCATAACTTGCACCGGCATTTTTAGTAATAGATGTAAAGTATTTACCACCGTCAACACCTGAGCCAATTTCTGTAAAGATTTGTTTAAACAAACCATCGAAGCCCGTGAAGTAAGTTACATCTGTTCCGTTAGTAAAAGTGTTTGAACCGTCGCTATCTTCAAAAGTAGAAGCGTTTTTGTCGTCAAACCAAACTTTCCAAAAGATATTCTCTTTAACGGCTTCCAAAACTGATGCCACTAAGAAATCTCCAACTGTCGATTGAGAACCCTCAATAATGTTATAGAAATCAGGATTTACTTTTGCGTATTGGTTAACAAGTTTGTCTTGTTGGTTTACGTCTGCTGAACATTGTTTCAATCTGAAATCCTCCAATGTAGGTTCCCAAAATTTTTGGGCTAAAGTAATCCCCGCAATCTCTGATGGAGTACAATCTGCTATTTTTTTACCTAACAATCCAATCTTACCCGCAAATACGATTTGTTGTTTGTATTTAATTCCTTGCTCAATGTCGTGTAACGACGTTAAAGCGGGGTCATTAAAGGTTAATTCATTAATTACCTTTGCCCAATCTTTTAACTCCTCAGGGTTAAAAGTAAATGTACCGTTGTTTATTGCTGATGCCATTTTTATTTTTTGTTTTTAAGTTTTTCTAATCTTGCTTTTACAGGAGAAACTTCCTCTTCTTTTTCTTCTTTCTTTTTATCGAACTCAAATTTACCGGTAATTTCTTTTTTGAAATTGGTAAATTCTGTTTCAATAGTCTGCAACTTTTCAACTGATGCTGTTTCTTTTGCTACTGCATCCGCTAATTGTTGTTTTAACGCTTCATTTTCAGCTTTTAACGCTTCCATTTCTTCGTTACCATCGCCCTCAGCCTCTCTGATTTCAGCTACCGAACCACCTACAAAGATTACAGCCACACCTCCTAAAGATGGCATAATGTATTCTCCCTCTGCGGGTTGTCCGTCAACCGTTGCTGTGTCGCCTACTTTTGGTGTTGCTCCATCTTCTAAATCGGGGAAATTAATTTCCGCACCATTAGCATCTTGAAGTACCAACGCAACTACTTTTTTACCGAATAATCCGGTAAACTTCTCGAATTGACTTTCAATCCAAGATTTGTCCTCTTGTGTCATTGATTTATTTAGATTTGTGTTAATAAATGCCTTCGCAACCATAGCAAACTCAACTTCCATTTCAGTAATGAAATTCATATTAAAAGCATCGTCTGCCGTTAACCATGATTCATTTTTCAATAGTGGATAAATCGCTTCTTCGGTTAGGTTTGTAGCTTTTTTGTAGAAGTCAACCATTTGTTTTTCTAACTTCTTAAGCATTTCGTTATACGCTTCAATGTCCTGACTTGTACCGGCTACCATTCCGCTAGGTAAGTGAATCATAAATTCAGTTCCTTTTCTGAATTTACGAGTATCACCCGACATAAAAATAACGGTAGCGATTGAGGCAACTAAACCAACTCCGATAGTGGTTATCGGAACATTTAAAGAGCGTAAATAGTTGTAAATATCAAAACCAACATCGACAACACCGCCCTCACTATTAATATAAACATTGAATGAAGTTGCAAAAGGTTGTCCTTGTACCTGATTGATAACGTCTTTAAGTTCAACGCCTCTTACATTTTCGTAAGTACCAATCTGTCCGTTAATATAAATATTTCCTTCCATAATAGGCAAATATACTAACAAACGTTAGTTAGTTATTTTTGCTATGTAGTGAAAATTTTAATAATTTTTATTTATTAATTTTGATTAATGATATTTGTATTTACTTTTCTTTGTTTCATAATTGTTTTGTTTCATATTTTTATAGTTTTGGTAAAAATAATTAAAGCCGTAATTTCAAAAACTACGGCTTTTTTTTACCACTTATATTTATGTTATAAAATAGACTTTATTTGCTTTCCATCCACCGGACAACGTTACCGATATGTTGCTCAGATAGTTTGTAATTTTCGGCTACATTGGAATAACTTTGCATCCTCTTTAGCTTTTTGTTTTCCTCCCGAAAAGCCTCGTAATAAATCAACCAATCAAAAATTTCCATCGGCATCGCACCAATCGAAATAAGTAATTTTAAGTTAGGCGTATTTTTTAAAATTTCATATCTATTTTGAGCCATAATTAAATAAGTTTTTATTATATTTTTTATTGAATTTTATAACTTGTTGACGTGTTAACTCATCCCGATTGTTGACTGTTTTTAAAGTTTTACTTCCTAAGTGATAAACAATTGATTTTTCAACTACCACGGGTTCAATGCCTATTTTTATAAGTTGCTCAACAAAGCTATTATCGGCACACCAAAAAGAAAAATCCTCATCAAATCCGCCAATTTCTTCCCAAAGTGTACGTTTAATCACAAAACACCAACCCGATAAGTGCCGTCCAACTTGCGTACCTTTTTCAAACCCGATTATATTTTGCTGACGTTTATCATCAGGACAACGTGGCGAAAGAACCGGTTTATCAATTTTAAGTAATTCGTCAAACCAATTAGCCGTAAATATCAAATCGTTGTTTGCTATACAAATATAATCATTTACCCCGTGTTTTGCTCCTATGTTTGCAAACTTATTATAATTGAATGGCTCTGATTTGTAAATAGTTGTTTCGTTGTACTTAGCTGTTAAGCATTGCTCAATTACTATTATATTACAATTAGGTGTAAAATGTTTTACAGTATAAATACATTTATCAGTAATTGATTTTAACTCTTTACTATTAGCGTTTGATAATATTACAATGTCAATCATCGTTTTATTTTTTGTTGAGTTTCGGTTGTTTGCGAATTGTAATCGTAATAATAAAGGTCTTCTTCTATTGTTGTTTGTGAGTTTAAAAACGGTTGTAATCGTTTCGAGTAGTCGCTATCCTCTCCTTTTAAAATATCTTTATATCTAACCTTTAATGCTATTTCACGTTTTACACACATTATATGGTTAGGCAAACGATGATAACTATTCGGCTCGTTGTAATCCTTTTCATAATTCATGTCATAATAACAAGGTTTATATAAAGCACCGTTTAAAGAAACTAAAACTGTAAAAGTGATTATATCATCATTGTTTTTTATGGCTCTTAATAAGTGTTTTATGTAATCATGTGAAACTTTATCATCATCATCAACAAACGCCACATATTCGCCTTGTGCAATATCCAAAAGGTTGTTACGTTTAGTTCCTAACATTCGTTTCTTATCGTCAATCAAAGTTAAAATTTCAACTTCATCTGTCGCTTGTTTAAATAACTCTTTTAATATTTTAGGTAAAAAAGTGTTATATCTATTTTGTGTTGAACACACTAGGATTGATAGTTTCATTTTCCGTAATTTCTTTGGTTAGAATAAACTAAAACTTCTTTGATAAAGTTTAAGTTTGTTAATTTACTAATTTCTTTAATCCAAACAAAATCCCCGTTTGAAGTTTCCGGAATGTCTATAAGGTTTTTATATTTTGAATTTAGTACTAAACAAGGCATTCCAATAGAACCACTTTCAATTAGTTTCAATTCTATTTGTTTATGTGTTGGTTTTAATTTATTAACACCTCGTTTCATTTGGCATATTAACCCATCAGCTTTTAAATTATTAACTATTCTTTGCAAAGCGGTGTTATCGATTAAAATATCATCATCATCTAAAAAAAAGAAATACCCATCAATAACTAAATCTTTGAGGGTGTTGCAATAATCGTTATAAAAAAACTCTCCTAACTTATAATTAGGTTTTAATAAAATTGTGTTTTCCTTTTCGTACTCAGCACCAATAATAATATTGTAGTTTTTATAGGTTTGATTATCTATACTTTTTAAACATTTTTTTAGTAAATGTTCACGTCCTTTTTTAGTCCTGATTAATATATTAATTTTCATACTTTGATTTGTTTTGAAAACTATTTTTTAAATAATTTCTAACACCATTCATCCAACTTCCATCGGAGCAACTCATAACAACCGCACTCTCTAGTTTTCTGTAATCGCTTTGCGTTTGTAAAGTCGTTAGTTTGCAATCTACTATTTGAGTAGGTTCTAAATTATAGATATTTCCGTATAATGATTTTACAACAAATCCATTAGTTGATAGCCTTGATTTTTCAAAGTGTGGTAATAACGCTTGAAACTTTTTAGCATTGTATATTATTGGAGTATGAACGTCAAAATGATGCGTTGTATGTCCTAATTCTTTTAAATAATGCTGTGTATCTTGTATAGCTTTTTGGTAGTGTTGAGCTTGTTGCGTTGCTTTTAAATCTCCTTTAGAATAATTGGGGTAATTTTCTAATTTTGTAGAACTTAAAAAGAAAAAATCATCATTCATAAATAGAAAATCACCGTTAATATGATTACAAATTTCATATATTTTCATAGCTATACGGTATTCTTTATTCCCTTGTGCTTCTTTTATTGGAATATAATCTATTTTATTGTTTATAAAATGTGGTTTTTCACCTCCTATTATAACTTTTGTAACGTCTTTACAATGTTTTTCTAATGAACGTAAAGAAAAACGCAACTCCTCATTGTAGTAAAGTGAACCATTACCTAAGATATAAACTACTACCATTTGTTATCGTCGCATTTTTCGTTAATACTTCTAACCTTTGCAGACAAAGGACATTTACATAAGTCGCAATAGTGCCCCTCGATTTCTTTTAAATCATCTTTTACAAATATAAGTAATTTGCCTGATTTAGCGTTAGGACAAACAGAACATTTTTCAGCACGTTGTTTGGCTAACTTTTCAGTAACTTCATTTTTGGAAATGTAATTTTCCCAACCGTTTAATATGTTATCCAAATGTAGCACCTGATTCAATCACGTTTACACGGGAAACACCCGCATTAATATCTTCTACTGTAACTATTGGTGTAGGTATTGATTCGATTACCCGTGCTGTTAATTCCGCAAACTGCTCAATCTGTAAACTATTGCTATCCATACCCCGTGCAACAATACCCCCGTTTTGTGCATAACTAATACCAACACCTCCACGTTGTCCGAAGGCGTTATTAAAATCCATAAATTGATTTGATGCGTTACGATTTAACACCCCTATAAGTTCGCCTTTCTCCGCTTCAAATCGTGTGCCATCACTACCTACAAATTTAGTTCCACCCGCTGAATGACGATTACCTCCCACTTCCATAATACCGCCCGATTCAAACTTAGTATCTGTTTTTGCTATTTGTGCCACGTTGCCTAATCCAAAAAGTAACGCCTTACCACCGGCTAAAGTTGCTCTAACTATACTCGTTGGGTCACCAACTACTAATTGTGATGCGTATGCTTTTGTAGCACTTAGAAAAGCATCGGCAGTAGCTAATGCAATACTTAAATCTTTATTCTTAATTCCAAAAGCATTAAGCAAAGAACCTACTTCATTAAGTGCGTTTCTAGTAGAATCTATTTTAGCTATTTCCGCTTTTTTCTTTAACTGCTCATCTAATAAATAATATTTTTTATTTATCTTATTTATATCCGCTCCCGTTTTTTCAGCGTTTGCAACTTCTAATTGTCGTTGCTGTTCTAACCTACTTTGTTGGATACTTAACTCATCTTGGAAAATTAAATCTTCAATCGCTCTAGCGTTTTCTAAATCAATTCTTAACTGCTCTTGTTTGGCTGTTTTCCGTGCTAATTCCGCCTCGTCAATCTTAGCTTGATTATCTTTGTTGATTTGGTTAATTGCATCGTTATACTCATTCTCATTAATTAATCCCTCAGCTAATCTAGTCGCTTCAAATTGTCGTCTTTGCTCAGCTAATGCGTTTAGTCGTGCCGTTTCTTCAATTAGTATTTGTTCACTTAAAAACTTGTTTTTATCAATTAAAGATTTGCTTTTGTCAAGTTCAGCATCTAATTCACGTCTTGCAAAATCAACGGTTAACTCGGCTTGTTTTTGTAAAAAGTCATTTTGAATATTTAACTTTTCAGCCTCATATTCTGTTTTTGATTTCTTACCCGCTTTAAATTCTTGGTCTAATAAAGCTAATCTTTTAGCTGTTAAATCTTGCTCAAACACAAAAGCATCTTCTAAAGTTTTTGATTTAAAACCTTGTTCAGCTATAAATAAATCAATTAAAGATTTACTTTCTTTTAATGCGTTTGCTATTCTTTCCTCTGAAATTCTTTTTGCCTCCGCTTGTGCTTCTTTTCTAGCACCCGCTAAAACTCTCAACTGTTCTAACTCAGCCTCTAACGCTCTATCTTGTGCATCATCTAACTGTTTTTCTAAATCAATTAATTCTTGTTGACCCTCTCTACTCGTGTCGTTTAAGGATTGTTGTATTTTTAATTGTTGTATTTTCTTTTGAATTATCGCCTCCTCTTGTACTGATAATTCTTTAGTCAATCTAATAATTTCTAAAGATGCTTTCTCACGTTCTTTAAATGATTTACTCGTGTCTTTAGCAATTAAACGTTGTGCATCAATTAAATCATTTGTTGCTATTTGTGCACGATTATACGCTAAGGTAGATTTTTCAATGTCTTTTTGTAATCGGTCTATTTCTTTACCTTTTTCAATAGCTTCTTTGAAAAATTTAGCCGTTTGTTCTCCGGCAACTTTTACCCTATCAATTAATTTATTATTTGCCTCAGCCGTCGCATCAATACCCTTTTTTAATTGGTCGCCATCAAAAGTGAATATCCCTACAACAATATCCTTTAACGCTTTAAATCTATTTATAACTTGCTCTTGAACTAAGTCACTAAATACTTTTATAATTTTTTGCGGGTCTTTGAACGAATCAAAAAGGAACTTTCCAACTTGTTGAACAACACCCAACAAAGCGGAGAAAACCGCTTGAACGGGTCGAGTAACTGCTGTTAAAGCATCCATACCCTCCTGAGTTGATTTTAAGTAAGTTACTAACGCTCCAAATACTAAACCAATAGCACCAATTACCGCACCTATTGGAGTAGCAATAAACGCTAAACTTGAACGAGTAACACCAATAATACCTTGTCCTATTGTTTTTAAAGATGTGGTTAATAAATTCCCTACGCCTCCCGCTTCTTGTGCCCGCGTTACAAAACCACCCAACCCACCGTTAAATATATTAAGGTCGCTAAACGCTTGTTTTATACTATCGGAATAGTTACCGATGTTTATTTTTTGCTTTAAATATTGGTCTGCGTTTTCTTTTATAAATTCGTTGTTTTCATCTAGTTTTTTGTTTAAAGCCGTTAATTCTTCTCTACCTTTCTCAGTAGTGGTGTTGGTTTCATTTCGTAACTTATTAAGTATTTTATTTTGTTCCCGTGCTTCTGCTATCGATGTAGCCTCTTGCTCTAATGCTAAGGTTAAAAGTTGTTCACGGTTTGTTAGGTCTGCTGTGGCTTGTGTTTGTGCTGAAATAGCCTTTACATTTTGATTATAAGCCGTTGTTAATACTTTTAAATCAGCGGAATTTTGAACGAATACCTCGCTAGAAGTGTCCCCCGCCTTTGCTAACTCTTTTTGTTGCGTTTTTAAAGCGTCTATTTCTTTTTTAAGTAAAGAAGTAGATTTTATTAACGCATCAATATCAATATTTAACTCCGCTAAAACTATTTTTTCTGCCATTATGATGAACTTGAATTAACGATTAATTGAATAGTGTTTGATTTTGAAATATGCCCCGTGTGTTTGTTTGTAATTTCTATTTGTATTTGTTTGCTTTCAACTGCGGGAAAAGTAAAGCCTTGATTATTTACATTTGTTGTTATCGAAATTGGCAACATTGTTTCTTTGTCAACATCATATCCTTGGATAACCCAACTATAATTTCCATTTAAAGGATAAAAACCGTCATTAATAAGATAAGCCATTACATTTGTAGTTCCCTCGATTAATACTACCCATTTATTAACAAAAAAATAACTATCTCCTTGCAACTCAGAAGTTAAATTTGTTGCGGTGTTGTAGTATATTTTAAATGTTTTTGAGTTAAATTCGCAAGTGTATGACGGTCTTTGATTTAAAATACCTATGTAAGTTAAATCAATTGTTTGATTTGTGTAGTTAAATGGGTTAATGTTGTCGTAATAATAACGACAAAACATTGAAGCATTTGGAATTTCGTCCTGTTCTAATATAAAAATATTATTGTCATAAACCTCATTCTGCCAAACAGTTACATCGTCGCCAACTTCGCAACTTAACATTGTCATTCCTAATCCAAAGGAAATAATAGGTCTTTTAAATACTTCGTTAATTATCATAATTTCTAAGTTGTTATGTATTGATAAATATTTGATTGTACTCCGTTTTGTGCCGTAATACTACAGTTACTCGTTCCACCCGATGTTGGGTGTTGTACGTCAATATCTACAAATCCATCCGCTGTTTCTGAAAATGTAGTTAATTGATAAGTTACACCAAAGTTACTCACAAATATAGTATAATTCCATGTTCCGGTAAAATCACTTTCAAAAAATATTCTCAATCGTCTTTCAAAGCCATTAACCGATAATGCTATTACATTTGTTATTGTTATCTCAGTTCCTACTATTGGCGTTCCGGTAAAGCAACTACCATCTAAAATAATAGGTTCGGTTAAATTACTCAATAAAGGCGAATTAAAATCAATGTTTTTTCTTAACCCAAACTTATAACCAAACGGATAGAGCGGAAATGTATCTAACGGAATTGTTACCGTGTTTGCACTTACCGTTAATGTTATAGTTGGTATTTGAATAATCTCAACCCATGCACCCGTTAAGAAATCAATGTTATAAACTAACACATCTACGCTAAATGGTTGCGGTAAATTTGTTTCAACCGTTAATATTAATTCACAATCTACAACCTCATCGTCGGTAATTACTAACGTACTAGGGTCAACTATTATTATTCCATTATCCGGCTCTGAAAAATAATCAACCTCAATTAATTCCAATTTAGTTGGTTTACCTTTTACAAAGTTAACAATTTTATTTACTAAATAATAACTAGATAATTGCTCAATATAAATCAATTTAGAAAAATCAAAAAGAGAAACTTCAAAAGGCTTTAACCAAAAGTTTGCAGTTACTAATTTAGACTTATTAAAAATAGAGTTAATAGGTCTATACCAATCATAAACAATTGATTGATAGTTTAATCTAAAATAACTTTCACGATAATAAAACCCACTATCAGCGGTATCATTTGTTAATTCAGAAATTAATAAAACAGTTCCGGTAATCTTTTCAGCTCTTTGAAAGTAGAAACGGTTTTCAAGGTCTTTATATTCTACCGTGTTATCATCTTTAATTTCTTTCTCCCAAATTTTATAAACATTTGAACCTCCTAAAAAGTTAGATTTTTTACCCTCAGGACTGTATATTAATGATTGAATGATTGTAATTTCTTCATTAATGTTTTCGTTTTCAATCTCTATAAATCCGTCATTATGCTTAAATCCGTCATCGTTGTATTTGTATTTAAAATTGTTTCTTTTAGCATAGTTACCAAAAGAATATTTTTCTCCTACTTTATCAATGTACTTATTTGAGTAGTCAACGATGTTTGGATTTTGAAGTAACTCATAAAGCGTTAAGAATTTAACCTTATTTGTGTACTTATCTTTAAAAGGTGTTAAACCAAAACGAATAACAATCTCTTTAATAAAATCACTAACTTTAAAATCAATAAATATCTCATCAAAGTTAACAGCATAACCATCGATTCGGGAAAACTTAACAGTAATCAAATCCATATCAGGAGGGGCAACTCCTATAAAATCTAATCCAATAGGCACACCGCCACCCGCTACAACCCATTGAGTATTTATTCCTAAAGCTGGGTCAGGAATAACTAAACACGTTACCCGATAACCTACTAAAGCATTGAATATAAAACCGCCTTGAAAGTCATTTATTGATACTATTTCGTTTAATGCGTTACGAATAATACATTTAAAAAATAAACCATCAGCCCCATCAAAATCTAACGAATAAGTCCCATCAATTAATATCTCTACATACGATTGAACCGGTATAGTAGAAACGGGAGGAGAGGTTGTTGTCACTAATCCTGTTGTAGTGTTTTGAGCATTTACATCTACAAAATTTTCCCTCCACACATCAGCGTTAATCGTTGTATAACTTCCTGATACATTACCACTACTAACATAATTGATAACAAAATATTCATTTTCACTAGGTTGCTCCTCAATTAATATTCTATTTGGCTCTAACTCTCCCGTTGGTTTTGGAAATGTTAACCATAAGTTTTGAAAATCCTCGTGATTGAATATTGAACCGGAATACTCATAACCTATAAAATCAAAGATACGATTCCAAATGTAAGGAACTGAGGCACTAGGCACTTGATAATCTATATTGATTCTATCCTCAAAAATATTATTCCCGTTGTAATCGGCTAAAATATATCGGTAAGGAATGTCTAAATCTGTCCACGTTTCAATGATATTCGCTAACGATTTGATGTGATTCAAATCCGATATCCCACATTGAGTTATAGTGATATTTTCTATCGCTCTATAAAAGTCAATAGAACCATCATAAACAGTTAATATGTATTCTTTGTCCGTTGTTTCAGTAAGCACCGCCCATCCTTTATAAATCAAATGTTCTCCGGTATCGGCATCAATTAAGTCAGTTACATTTTTAATATAAGGTAAATTTGAACCGTTACCAACTAAACCAACGTTTTGCAATACCCTCGTATTGTTTGCGGTTCTCCTTAGTTTTATCGATTGCGTAAAGTTTGCGTTTCTATTTGTGATATTAGCTATGTCATTGACTTGCTTAGTTTGAGCAATACTCAACCCGCTAGGCAATTCACATTCTAAACCGTTTATGTGAAGTAGGTAACTCATATTGTTTGAGTGAAATCATCAGGTAACTCAATCTCTAATCTTATTTGAGGTTTTTGTCCTTTGTATTCCCGTGTTATTTGATTTGATGTTAATACTTTCACTTCAACCCAATCGTTAGCACTTGCACGGGCAAATGGTTGTCCTACGAAATAATACACTTTAGGACTTGTTAATATAGTTGATAATAAACTAAATTCCTCATCTTTCAACACATCGGAATCAACTACTAATCTATTACCGGCTGTTTGTCCTATTTGACTAACTTGGCTAAATGTTTCTTCAATATTTTCAAAATCAGTATTGATTTCTCCTATTGATTTTAATGATTTGGAAGTTCTATAAATGTTTGGAAATTTCCAATAACTATATCCGCCTTGTGAATTAAACCATTTCATATAAACACCATCACAAACATCCTCTTTATCAATTATAATATATTTATTTAAGTACTGTAAAGTTGACCGACATAAAGCAATAGGTAATAAATCGGTTAAACTTTCATCTATACTTCCGTCACAAAAGAATAGTCTAGTGATAACTCCTTTGCTTTCAAAAGTATAATCTAATAAGTTGGAAAGGTTGTCGATAATTATATCCTCGTTGTCATTTTTGATTGATATATCAAATGGATAACCCTCCCAATACTTAACATAGTAGGTATTATTTGTATTTGGAAATAAAGGCAATAAAGGGAAGCTAACGTTTGTTTGTATTAATTGTTTTTTGTAGTCGGTTAATTGGACTACACTAGATAAAAAAGTATATTGTTTGTCGATTGAATCTGTTGATTCATCTACAAAATTAATCTGAAATGTTACATCTGCTACATAAATCCCCTCTCCTAAATATGTAAATGTCGTATCGTCTGAGGCATCCAAATCAGGATTAATAGTATCTTGAAAGTTATTGTTATTCACAAAAGGAATAATATACTCTTTAAAGTTAAAGTAAAACGAACCGTTAGGAAGTGGATACAAAGTTAAAGGAGTTACACCAATTGTTACCGTTGCATTTAATACAGTTTCGGTGCTGTCAGATGAAAACCTAACTACATTGTTATTAAACGCATTTAATATATTATCCTCCGATATTTCAGTACTAAATGTTATCATGCTAATTCTAATTCGTTAAATATACTAATTATTTCGGTAACATAAATAGCTACTACTTTCTCCCCGCATTTATCAATTATCGTTTGTATTCTTTGGTCGGTAACTACTTCGCTAATCAAATCAACACCACCATAATTTTGACGTTTCCACCCCTCTTTTGCTATTTTTCTAGCTATTAAAAAAGCTAGTGAGCTAATCGATATTTTACCCTCAATCCTTGAACTTATACCTTTGTCAATTATCCATTGTTCAATTGCTTTTATCGGAGGAAATCTCCCCGCTTTTCTTCCCGTTTCTAATTGTTGACTGTATGGCTCTCCTAATAATTTTATTGATAATCGTCTTTGGTTTAACTCCAAACTATTCGCCCAATTACCTGAGGCTCTCATTCCTTTTTCATCATACTTTTTTATAAGGTCTGATTTAAGTAATGTAAATTCATCAAATAATATTTTAACTACTTCCTCCATTTTGTATAGTGTAGCCATCAGGAACTACAACTGTATAATAAATTAACAATCCATCTAAGTTACCATCAAACGCATCTGTGACCTCTATAAACTTGAAACTCTCAAAAACTATATCAGTACATCCGAAATCAATTTCAATGTTTCTAAAGGCTTGTATTAACGGTTCAATGTTATTCGGGTATTTACCGTTAACCTCAAAATAGTGTTGGTCTAAATCAGCGTGTTTCACTAAAAAGAATTTACCAACGTAACGCATCCCTTTTATAAAGTTCGTGCCTTTTACATTTGTACCCTCTCTATTTTCATGTAAGAAGTAAATCGTATCATATTCGCCTGTCCATGCTTCCTGAGTGTCTAATAAATTCAAATAAGAAGATTGACCGTGTTTAAAAACAAAGCCTTTACTTTCTGCGTACTGCTCCCAAATTCTAACTATATCGGTCATTTCTGTTTATTATAATTTTCGTTAACCTCATTACTCGTTTTTGTCATTGCTATTAAATAAAATACCTCGCCGTATGGTTTACGCCCCCAATCAAAAGGAGAGCCTCCGTAACGTTGTGAGAGTGCATCTAAAGGTAATACATTGTTAAACGGTTTCAATCTATCCCCTCCCGCCATTTGCCATTTACCTAAATCAATATTACCTCCTTTACTCATCTTATTTTCATTATCGACAATAATTTTAAAATGCTGAATAAGATAATTCTTAGCCGTGAAATATTTAACTATGTCTAAATTGTAAAAATCCGTTTCATTAAAACAAAATTCAAACAATTCTTTAACCTTATTCCAATTATCTAACTCTCTCATTAAATCAATGCAATACTTTACATTGGTATAACTTATGTCACTTATATTCACATTGTAAACATTATTCGGTAACAAATGAGATAATAATAAATCATACTCGGTATGGTCTGTTAATTGAATATATTGATGAACGTTTATTTTTTTCAAAGTTAATTAATTTTATGATACAACCGCACGAGTTTTAAAAGATTTTTTCATTCTTACATAACTAAGCACATATCTTACGGGGTCAATTATATGATTGAAATCATCAATGAATAATTTAGTTCCCTTGTCCAAATATACAAAATTATTTAATTCCTTTGCAATGTTATAACTTAATGGTTCAACTATTATTTCATATTCTAACATTAAACTTATACCGGCACTAATTGAACCCGCCCCTTTTATCGATGGGATAATATTTAAACCCCCTTTTTTTATTTCATCTATTAACCTATCCTCAATACTATCCCCAATGATTAAACTCTTAAAGCATACGTTCCGATTAATATCAATTATTTGAGAGGTATTTAATTTAGGCTTGTATAAATGTTCTTTAAGATATAGTTTTTTTCGTTTCTCATCAATAGCAACCTCGACGAGTGTAGTAGGGTCGTTGCTAAATCCGTAATCCTGACCGAATAAAGTAGGTAACTTATCAGGGTTAAATTCTCCAAACTTCCAATTAGTAAATACAACACCCTCTGCCTTATCTAACCACCCACCTAAAATAATATGATTATATTTTTTAGGGTTTGTAGTCTTTATGCGTTCAATCTCATCTATAAAACTACTGTCTAAGTTTTCGATGTTGTCTAAGT